GTAAAATACGGACCAACTATCTCATCAGTAATAGACGAGACAGATGTAAAAGACGAATTGGGTCCAGAATAAGTAACGACAGCAGCATCATTATTATGGATAAAAGGTAACACCTTATACCTTATACCACCTCGTTCAGCCAAAAATGCAGCTCTAAAATAAGAAGCATAGGAAGTATACGACGTTCCCTGCCCCACAGCTGTTGTCTGCCCACAAAAGGCTGGAAATGGTGCATTCGGCAATGTCATCAAAATCGGATTTGTAGTAACATCATCAATAATACGCGACTGAATCATCACATACCTATTACACAATTCTTTAATAGAAGTAAATCTCTCACCAAAAAAGATTCTTGTGTTAGTAGGGTGCAAAGGGGCTATCAATGATTGATGCTCAGGTTCACCAGCAACTGAAACATCATCAACGTCTTCCGGACCCTCCAAGGCTACATCACTAAGAAGTGACAAGCTAGGATCATATTGCACATTAGGAAATTGACCCGGTATACTAAAGCGTGTGAAAAATTGACCAGGCCGTGCAACATCATAGTCCTTACCTGCCCTAACATATATAAAAATGTCAACAGGACTAACACTTCCGTTCGACAAGAGTGGACTAATGGGATAAATAGTTATTTGCCCATTATTAGATGTACCAAGATTAGTGTTCTCCATCCAGGGGTACCTAGCTGTATACGGCACTTCAAATTCGACATCACGCGTAGCTGACAAATCAACAACCTTAGTTAAAAAATTTGTCACCCAAGTTGAATTTGGAGCCGCTGGAGTTACATACGGCAAATAAGACACACCAAACACTCCACGATGGAAAGGGGATGCTATGACCTGAATACGATAAATCAAAGACCCTGTCCAATATCTAAAGGGCAAAGAGAAGAAAGCCAAAGGCGTATAAATCCCGTCATAATTATCTAAGGGTCCAACAACATTGTTAACGTCACCTGTCATCACATTGGTTGTTGACCAACTAATGTTACCGACAATCCCTTCCCTAGCAACCAACTTTCCAAACGACATATCATCATCGTCGCCAACACCAGGTGCATCTGCAGTGAAGGCAACCCCTTGCTTCGGATCTGCTGTTAACTTATCTACGACCGCTCTACCATGCATAAAAGATACC